ACTATTTCCTCTTGTAATCACAATAATAAGAGCTAATATTTAGTGTGTTTTTCAAACACACTAACTATTTCCTCTTGTAATCAAAAGTAAAATCCTTCAAATTCTCAGCCGGTATCTCGGTAAAGAAAAACTTACCCAATAAAGGACTCGCTTTCTCGATTATATATTTAGTATCCATCTCACACGGTTCCACCCAGCCCTTATTTTTATTTTTAGGTTCCATAATATATGATAAACCACTAAGAACACCCGCGGCGACTTGTACGATAGTTGGTGTAAAATTACGGTCTATATCATCTGTATCACTTAGAATGCTACCACACCAGAAAGCGCGTTCAACTTTCTTTGTCCCGCAAAAGAATGTTGCACCAATAGTATCGTGTCCATAAACTCTTTCATTATCTGGTTTGTCAATATTATCAATAACAAAGAAACTCCCGCATTTATTTAATAAACGTAAGGATAAATCATTATCATCGTTCATTTGATTATTAAGAAAGAAATTAGTGATAGATTGTTCTGCATCACGATTAATCTTATAGCAATAAGTCATAAAAGGTGCTTTCTTACCAAAATAACGAGCCATCTCAAACATTTCACCGTGGTGGATAAGATGTCCGCGATATTGTTTATATACCACATCACCGCTACTATTAAGCATTGGGCAAACTGATGCAAGAGTGTTATTCATACCATTATCTTTTAAGAAAATTACTTGATGTTCTTGGTCAGCATCTTTTGGAATGATGTCCATCTTATTAAAATCTATCATCTTTTTCGGAAATGTGGGTTGGATAAATTTATTACCTTTTCCAACCACTAATTCAGTCTTGTCAAAACCTTCATCTAATAATCCACTAACACTCCAAGTATTATAAATCATATCTTTGTAGTTCTTTATTTCTTTCTTCATATACATATTATCAACTTCACTGCAAAAAATAGTACCAACTTTATAGCTATTAACAACTTTTAATAATGTTTCCTTACTATAATCATCTTTTGTAGTTTTCTTTCTTAATTTATTCATTTGATTCAAGCCGTGTAAAATATAATGTTGTATCATTCCTGGGTTTTGACCACATTCTGTGAGAACATTACATTTGATTTTTTGATTTTTCTTAACATCATTGTATATTTTTATTAATTGTTTATGTTGGACATCAATCGATGTCCCAAAGAATGGGTCATCTCCGTCCTCAATACTCGTATTAATATAATTATAACCTTTTTCCAGGCAGATTTTAAAGAAATAATATGTTGCCGTACTAGTACTAAGGTCAATTATTATATCACCTGGCTTAATTCCAACTTCATCTAATATATCACAAAAATTGGTTGTGCTAATATATTTGCATATTTTTGCTTTTACGTGAGATATATGTGGACCATAAAACTGAGTTTTACACTTGTCAATTAGATAAACCTTTTTAATATCATATTTAAAGTATTTATCCAAGTAAAATAGAGTTGCTTTCGCCACACCACCATACCCTAAAAATAAAATCTTCTTTTTGGAAATATCAATTCTATTCATATATAATAACTGGGAAAATAATTATGTATACATTCCCATATGGTAATATTTATCATTTTCCGTCTTATTATTGAATGATTTTAATGCCTCCATAAAATCATCTCTAATAAGATGTTTATTATTATTAAAGTCAATACTACTCTTCATCATCCTAACACTATAATGTTCTTTCGCAAATTGAAATAATTTTCTCATATCTCCTGCATAATATTTAAACTGGTCCTTCTTACTTTCAATATCAGACACAGTTAGTGCATCGCCTTCTAATGTCCATCCTTCTTCTTTTATAAAACTATTAATAATAGTATATAATTCTTCCGCACTATATCCCTCAATCTTTAATTTAACGGTGAAACGTCTCTCTAACCCCTTATTAAAGGCAAGAAAACTCTCCTTAATATCTTCTTCATATCCACCAACAATTAAAAGCCACGGATGGTCTATTCTTGACATATTAAGATTAATTGTATCAATACATTCTTTCGCAAATGAATCACGTTGTTCCTTATTACCCAGACTATAAACCTCGTCAATAAATAAAACCCCACCCAATGCACTATCGATGACTTTCTGTGTTTTATCAGCAGTTTGACCCAGATATTTGGCAACTAAATCGGACCGTTTCGCAGTTATGAAAGTATCATTCTCAAGAAATCCCAATTGTAAATAAATAGTCCCCATAATTTGCGCCAATGTTGTTTTACCAACCCCAGGTGGACCCATAATCATAATATGGTTCATTTCATTTATATTATTATGTTGATGCAAAAAATAACAAATAGAACGGAATACTTGTTCCTTCACATTATTCATCCCAATAATATTATTCAATTTCTCTAAAGCAGGAATGATATTATACAATCGATTAAATTTTTCATTCGCCACAAAATCAAATTTCTTTGGATAATTCTTAAGATTAATAATATCCTCAATGGTGTGAAGATTATTATAGATTTCCAATAAATTATCATTTATTTTTTTGTCAGATGATTTTTTATATCGTTTAATCATTCTAAATTCTTCCTTCAATAAATCTTCTTGTTTTTTAGCTTTCTTCGTATCGGGTCCATATAATTTATCCTTTAATTTATCCACTTTTTCTTTTAATTCATAATTAGTGTCTTCCAAATCATCATTCTTCCTTTTTAATTTATTTATTTTTTCATTTAATAATAACACTTGTTTGTCGCAAAATTGATTATATAGGAGATAGTTCCACATACTATAAAGTTGCCCATTTACATTATCAAGATGTTCTTTCCAATTAGTATTTATTTCAGTGTCTATATTTATGTCTTCCATTAATATTTATATAAAAATATATATTTATATATAAATATAATATGTTAGTCTATGGGATTATAATGAATAAAGAAGAATACGACCGTTTTCTATTATTACCAATATCAGATTATCAACCATTATTTAGAAATAAAATAGCACACTTCCCGTATAAAGATAACCATTTTGTTGGTTTCTCGTTAAATAAAATGCTTATAAATCCACAAGTTGAATTTCACTATTTGTCTTGTTTTACAAATAAATTTTTGAGCAAATCTTGCGCGATTCACGATTTGAAATAATTTTTGCGAGCAATTCATTTTTGTAAATCATATAAGCCGCCAATATTAAACCATATAAACATAATTTATCTTAGTATATAATTATGTCAAACGATATGGATATCATAATGTTGCGTAAAAAGGAATTAAAAGAAGAGTTAACTTCCCTCCAACGCAAAATGCTTGAAGTTGAAACGGAAATTATGAAATTAGAAACAAAAATAGCTCAATTTAGTGAAATAAATATAGCAGATAATTTAGTGCTAAGTCCACAGCAAAAAGCGATTGTTGAATCAAATGAAAAGAATATTATGGTTATCGCGTGTCCTGGTTCGGGTAAAACTCATACTCTAGTTTCGCGTTATATTCACCTTGTTACGAAAATGAAAGTTGATCCAAATAATGTAATTCTCATTACCTTCACAAAGAAAGCTGGGATGGAAATGAATGAACGTATTATGAATATTATTCCAAATAAACCACCTAATTATGTGGGTAGTTTACACGGATTAGGTTTTAGATTACTCCAACAATATAATAAAGTCGGTTATACTGTGTTGGATGAAACAGATGCTCATACCTTGATGCGTAAATGTGCAGAGAAAATGCTTGAGAATAGTGGGTTGGAAGATGATGAAGTTGCAATGTTAAAAAAACAGATTGTTTATATTTATGATAAAATTTCAACTTGTTATCCTCAAAATCTAACAGAAACAATTAAGAACTTGGCTATTTCCACAAAGTACAAAGCAGTTATTACAACTATCCTTAAAGAATATAAAAATACAAAGAAAAATCAAGACTTAGTTGATTTCAATGACCTTATGATTTCATTTTGTACTCTATTGGGGACAAAGAAAATAACCCCATTTTTAGATAGTGTTAAATATATATTTTTTGATGAATACCAAGATGTAAACCCAGTTCAAAATTATATTCTTAGTTGTTTTAAAAATCATAGTAATATTATGGTAGTTGGAGATGATGCACAAGCCATTTATGCTTTCCGTGGCAGTAGTGTGAAATATATTTGGGATTTTGAAAAGAATTTTGATAATGTGAAAACATATTATTTGGAAACAAATTATCGCTCTACCCCGGCAATTGTTAATTTCTTCCAGGATATTATCAGTCATAATATTAATCAGTTCAAAAAGAATGTGCAATCAATTCAAACCGAACAAGGATTAAAACCGTGCATTGTTTGCCATAAATCAAATAATGACCAATATAAAGATGTTGCTAATGATATTGCAATGAAACGAGCAAGTGGAATCCCATTGAAGAAAATGGTTGTATTGGCGAGGAAAAACAGTGCATTAGATAGATTAGAACACGAATTATTGCGTCATTCCATTCCAGTGGTCAAGAGTATTGGTATTTCTTTGTTGAATAAAGTACATGTTAAAGATTTTATTGCTTTTTTAACTATTCTCACTAATAAGAAATCATCCATTCATTGGAAACGTATATTGGCTCTTCATCGTCATATTGGTATAGTTAGAGCAAATGAAATTACTGAATATGACGAAGATAAGTATGAAAATATTATGGATGCAATTAAGGATAATACTCATTTAACATCATTTTATTCCCAGATGAATATTATTCTATCTAAACCATTACACGAACAAATCCTAATGGTGCAAGCTTATTTACATCAATTATGGATTAATAATGGTGAAACAAATATGGAGACCAGAGAGAGGGATATTATGAGTCTGATGATGTTTATGAAAACACAGTCTATTGATGAATTTATTAATAATATTCATCTTAATTTGGAGATTGATAATTACGATGATAGTTTATTTCTATCAACAGTTCACGGAGCCAAAGGTTTGGAATGGGAACACGTTTATATTATTGATATGGATAATGTGAATTTCCCAAATGTTCGCCAAGCATATTTCAAAGATGAAATCGATAATAGTATGGAAGAAAGAAGGTTATTTTATGTCGCTGCATCTCGTGCGATGAAATATCTATATATTCATTATTCACTAGACAAGCCAAGTGATATAGTCATATCACCATTTGTTAGGGAATTATCTACTGATAATTACTTGGGTACAAATATGGTTCATCATAGTAAAGAATTATATAAATTCACTGGGCATGTATCGGAGGATGTGAGAAATTATATTCGATTTTTTGGTTATAATGAACCAGTAAAAATGATATTGGATGTTCCTTCTACTAGAACAAATATTGGACTAAAAACGGAACTTCCAGCACCAGCAACAATGAAGACCAAAAAGATTGCGGGTAATATGATGGATATATTGGTTATGAAAATGATTCATTGTAATTTTATGAATATTACAGAAGGATTTGACCTCCCACATAGACATCATAATAAATTACCCGAAAAGGTATATCATAATTACATTGATAAATACAATGATTGGCGAAATATTCTGAATGACATTTTTTATATTGCAACAACTGATGCTAAACAAGAA